CACCGCTGCCATATCCGGACGATAAAAATTTATATCAGTGGGATGAAGATATAATAAATTGGGTCGTTATAGAACAACAGAGTAAGGAGTAATTTATTATGCCAGGAGTAGTTAGAAAATATGATCAACATGTAGGACATGCAGGTCTTAACGTACCATTTCATCAAACATTTTATAATGGTGGAAGTTCTAATGTTTTTGTCGACGGTAGAAATGTAATCCGTAAAGGTGATAAATGCGTGTGTGGTGACCCGGCAGTTGGTTGTTCACCGAACGTATTTGCTAATGGTATTCCGGTACACAGACAAGGCGATGCCACAGGCGGACATGGTCTATGGCATCCAAATAAAGATTCTACTGCAAGTAATGATGTTTTTGCAAACTCATAATGGTTGACATATTGATCTTATTATAGCATAATTTAAGATACACTAACGTTACATAGCCAGTCTAAGGCAAGTAACTAACGTGTTTTTGTAAATATCAAACAAATTAATAGGAGATTTTATGTCGACAAATAGATATCAAGATTTCGCAAAGATTGTTGAAGACATGGAAACAGACTTTGAGAAGTTTTATGACAAAGAAGTAGGTGCAGCAGGAACACGAGTTCGTAAGCATCTTCAAGAACTCGCAACTCTATGCAAAGAAATCCGCAAGAATGTTACCGAAGTCAAATCAACTCGAAAAGCGAGTTAACTGACAGTTTAAATAAGAAATTTCTGAGAATATATATTATTATGCCTGAGCGGTTTCGGGCATAATATCATTTTTGGTTTTAAGGAGATATAATCGGCCAAAACAACATAACATGACGGAACTAGCGATTCCTGATCCAGCGTAAAGGAGATAACAAAATGATACGCATCATTCAACAAATACAAAATTCAAAAACTACTTTTCATTACCATTTCGGTAAAATTCTAGAGAAAGCAAGCCCTTCGGCTTGTTAATAGGTGACTAAAATGAAAAATTTTATATCTACTGGCCTTGCCTTATCTCTATTGTTATCTACCAGTTTGGTAAATGCAAACAAACATCACACACATGAACATCATCACAGACATCATGCTCGTAGTCATTCTTCTCATAGTGAAGAAACTCACGGGTTAATAGGAATAGCTAGTTGGTATGGGCATGAATCGGGTAATAGAACAGCTAACGGAGAAAAATTTAATCCGATGGCACTAACAGCGGCACATAGGCATCTACCATTTGGAACTCGGGTTAAAGTTACTAATCTTAAAAATAAAAAATCAGTTATAGTTAGAATTAATGACCGGGGTCCATTTGTAAGAGGTCGAATTATTGATCTTTCAAAGTATGCTGCAAAAATAATCGAGATGGGAGGAACTCAATTAGTTTCGTTAGAATTACAGTAAATAGTAATTAGAATAAATATACAATAATATATTTTAAAGGAGTTTTTAAAATGCCTTCAGGTTTTCAACAAGATTCAAATCAATTAAGCCCTAGTTACTACAGGGTTCGTATTAATATGGGATGGTTCGATCCAGCTAATACTTCATGGAACGCATACGGTGACGCCCCATTAGAAGCAACTGGCAGAATTAATCCGTATAACTGGGATAACTATACCACGTTACCAAGTTCACCGGATAACGGTATCGCATTAGCAAATGGCAATTTGCGTTGGCAGAATATTCTTAACGAATTAGGAAGATTCTCCGATATGCAAATTTTAGATCTCGAAGTGTATTCCGACCATAAAAACGATGCAAACTATGATATTCAAGGTATTGCATTCACTGTCAAGTACGATCGTGATGAATTTTTATTCCCGGCATATTGTAAGGTAATGGAACACGATAATACCGGAACTGATGGTAGTACTACAATCGACGGTGTTACGTATCCGATTTATTATTCTTACAGTGGGGCTGAGTACGATATTGCAACTACTGCTGATGTCGTTAAAGATTTAGTGCTTCGTGGAATCATGTACGGTAGTGGATATCGTTCGTATAGTGAAGAATACCGTAAGTTTGCTAGAGTATGGAATTCGGACAAGGTTGAGGAATTTGAATCATACATTATGATTTATGCTCCGGGCTCAGCTGGAATTGGTGATGCTCAAAACATATTCAATGATATTCTAGTTAGCGAACTTGACGGTACTCCGCTAACAATGGTTAAATCAGACTAAGAAATGTTTCTAGGCGTGTTAATGCTCTTAACAGGGTTTACTATCTCTGCTGTCGCAATTTATTATTCAGTAATAGGCATGGCTGCTATCTTCTCTGCGGCCCCTATACCTATTTACATTATGGGTACAACACTCGAAATAGCCAAACTTGTAGGAGCCAGTTGGCTTAAATCACATTGGCATAGAGCACCGTACTTTATTAAATCTTATATGCTGATTGCGATAATAGTATTAATGGGCATAACAAGTATGGGTATATTTGGTTTCTTATCAAAATCTCATTCCGATCAGAACCTAGTAAGCGGCGAAGTAATAGATAAAGTCTCAATCTTAGACGAAAAGATTAAAGCACAAAGAGAAAATATAGAGTCAGCTCGTAGCGCACTTAAACAAATGGATGAATCTGTTGACCAAACAGTAGCTAGATCAACTAGCGAAAAAAGTGTTGGTAGAGCTGTTGATATTAGAAAATCACAGAATAAGGAGAGAGGCTTACTTAGAAATGAAATCGAAACCGCGCAACATGAAATTGCTAAACTCAACGAAGAAAAAGCCCCTATCTCTAAAGATCTCCGCAAAGTTGAAGCAGAAGTAGGCCCGATTAAGTACATTGCAGCTTTTGTTTACGGTGATAATCCAGATCAGAACGTTTTAGAAAAAGCAGTTACTTGGGTTATAATAATGATTGTTATTGTTTTTGACCCATTGGCGATTATTATGTTAATAGCGGCACAGATGACATTTACGTGGTTGAAACCTGTAAGTCAAGGTCAACAAGAAGAACTGGTTGTTAATCATATCCCCGAGCAGGTTCGCGAACCACTGAGGGACGAAGTAAAGGAAGAGACGATAGTAGAATTAGTCGAACAGCCTGCGGATTATGTAATTGAAGATCTTGTTGAAATACCTTCACAAGATATCAGCGATGAATATCAAGAATTAAAAGTTAAACCAATTGACTTACTATATACTGAATACAACAAAGATAAATTTGCTGGTATAATAATTGATTCACTAAAAGAACCAGAACTTGCTAAATTTATTGATCAAAATAAAGATAAGCCAAGATTTAGTAATTATTCGGCAGACATATTAAGATATTATGCAAGAAGGATATATGAGCTCAGGAAAAATAACAGTAATAACTCCGCCGGATAAATTATTCAATTTAAATCCAAGTTATTTGCTAGTCAAACCTTCATTGACTGTTAAACAACAATTTCAAACTATTTTAAGTCAAAGTATTGATGACCTAACTGTCTTTATTTTTGACGATAATGACATAGATATTGATTGGCTATTGAGTGTAGCAGGGCAAGTCGATTGCGTTATTATCGACATAGATAACTGTGATAAGTTAACTAGCAAGTTTGTCGTTTTTCTGTTAGCTCAGGGAAATACATTCTATATAACGATGGACGAAATTACTCCATACGGTCTGATTTCAAAAAATCGAATTTATGACCTTAATCAAATTGTCGAACAACTAAATGAGGATGATGATGAAGAACTTGAAGACTAGACTTGGCGTTACTGTGAAAGATCATGAAAATATTGCACAGGCACTTCGCCGTCTTAAAAGGAAAGTAGAAGATTCTGGAAAATTTGAAGTATTGAGAAAGAAAGAATCTTACGAAAAGCCGACTACAAAGAGAAAGAGAGAAGCAGGTGCTGCTAGGGCTCGCTATCGTAAGAAATTGGAAAAAGAAGCAGCGGCTTTAAAGGCATTACAGCAATATAAACGTTGACATACACAAAAAACCTGTTACAATATAAATTATTCAAGACGCGAGTAATTTATGGCAAAAGTAGATTGTATGATCGATTTAGAAACTCTGGCAACATCTCCCGATGCTGCTATTCTTACAATCGGTGCAGTTAAATTTGATCCGTTCGGCAATGACGTAGACTTTGAAGAAAAAGACAAGTTCTACGTCAAAGTTGATTTAGATAGCTGCAACGATCTTAACCTTACCGTTAGTGAAGATACACTTAATTGGTGGGCTACTCAATCAAAAGAAGCACAGGAAGAAGCATTTAATTCCGAAGGTAGGATTCATATAGAAGATGCATTTGCAGGACTATACAAATTCTGCTGGGGTTCTCAACGTGTATGGTCAAATGGTGCAGGATTTGATGTAGTAATTTGTGAAACTGTTTTTAACCGTATACATAAAGCAATCCCATGGTCTTATTGGCAAGTGCGAGATGTGCGAACAATGTTTGATCTCGGCATTGACCCAAAGAGACCGGCAGTGACTGCACATAACGCTTTAGAAGATGCTATTGCGCAAGCAATATCAATTCAAAATGTTTGTCGAAAATTGAAAGAACACGAAATCAATCCATTTACAAAGGTATAATATGAATACAGACCAAGCAACAACTGCATTAAATCTCGTTAATGTTGCGATCGATACTATCCAAAAAATTGCATTACAAGAACAGAAAGTCACAGGTTCTAGGAGTCGAGATATAAGATATGTACAATCGATTATTAAACTGCAAGAAAAAAAACAATCCGTTGAAAACTTTTTAAATATAATGAACTAATGTCTATTAAAACAGATTGGAAAAGCGTTTCGTCATATAATATCCCGTTAAAGGATTGTAATGTTCCTTATGATATTACTGAGGTATTTAAGAAGCATAAAACCAAAAAGTATGTATATGTTATAACACATAACAATCTCATCATTAAAGTTGGTATGAGTGCTGCTCGTCAGAAAACTCTAGGAGAACGATCTTACCGACAAGTTGGTCACTCTAAATCATGGGATAAGCCTCTTACTGGTTCTAGTGGATCGGATTGGTATCATGTTGAAGATATCGTTAGGAGTAAACATGGTTACGAAATGCACAAAGATAATATAGTAATAACTGTTTACGATTTTACTGATTACCCATTTGTCTCAATCAACCAAGAAGCCGAAATTTTAAGAGCAGAATCTGAATTGATTCAACAATATACTAATATTATGGGCGAAAAGCCAATTGGCAATATTACAAACGATGAGACAATTTTTAATAAAGGTCTTATCCTTCAAGAAACGTATGATAATTTATTTGATGAAGTTAATGGATAAACAAACTAAAGAAATTTTTTGTATTACTCAAGAAGAGTGTGCAGAGGTAACTCAAGCCATTTCTAAGATATTTAGATTTGGTATTGATACCACATGGAATGGTCGTACTAATCAAGAACGACTTGAAGAAGAACTTGGCGATCTCAAAGCAATGCTGCGCATTTTAGAAGTGTCCGGAATTGTACGAGAAGAAAAAGTAATCGAAGCCTCTAAGGCTAAGATAGAAAAATTATCTGAATGGTCAAACATTGTTTTGTCAGAAATGAAAAGAAACAATATACTAAAAGATAAATAATTTCGTAGATGCTATCGAGATCTACAAAATTCTTGCTTAATTAAAGGAGAAACAATATGAGCATAAAATCACCCATTATTGGCGTGGATTTGGGAACCACCAATTCATGCGTAGCAATTCTAGAAAATGGAGTTGTTAAAATAATTGAAAATTCAGAAGGCGCAAGAACTACGCCATCGATTATTGGCTACACCGACGAAGAAATTCTGGTAGGTGCATCGGCTAAACGACAAGCAGTAACTAATCCAAAAAACACACTATACGCAGTTAAGCGGCTTATCGGTCGTAAATTTGAAGAACAAGCAGTACAAAAGGATATTGATTTAATGCCTTATGAAATTGTTAAGGCAGATAACGGTGATGCTTGGGTCAAGGCAAACGACAAGGAACTTGCACCACCACAGGTAAGTGCAGAGGTTCTTCGTAAGATGAAGACCGATGCAGAATCTTATTTAGGTAAGGAAGTTACACAGGCAGTTATTACTGTACCGGCGTACTTTAATGATAGCCAGCGGCAGGCAACTAAAGACGCGGGTAAGATTGCAGGGTTAGAAGTACTTCGTATTATCAATGAACCTACTGCGGCTGCACTTGCATATGGTGTGGATAAGGCAGATAAGAGAGATCGCAAGGTTGCAGTGTATGATCTAGGTGGTGGTACGTTTGACGTGAGCATTATCGATATCATTAATATCGACGGGGAAAAGCAGATTGAAGTGCTTTCCACGAACGGGGATACATTCTTAGGTGGTGAAGACTTTGACCAACGTTTAATGGATTATCTTGTTAGTGAATTTAAGAAGGATTCAGGTATTAATCTTAAGAATGACACCCTTGCACTACAACGTCTTAAGGAAGCAGCAGAAAAGGCAAAGATTGAATTGTCTAGTACTACACAGACTACCGTAAATCTTCCATATTTAACTGCTGATGCCGGTGGACCAAAGCATTTAAATGTTACTATTACCCGTGCTAAGTTTGAATCAATGGTTGAAGATCTCATTACACGTAGTATCGAACCATGTAAGATTGCATTAAAGGATGCTAATGCTACCGCTAATGATATCGACGAAGTTATCTTAGTAGGCGGACAGACACGTATGCCTAAGGTACAGGAAGAAGTGGAACAGCTCTTCGGTAAGCCTCCAAGAAAGGATGTTAATCCAGACGAAGCAGTTGCCGCAGGTGCCGCAATTCAAGGTGCAGTATTAGGTGGTGATAAGACCGATGTTCTATTACTTGATGTTACTCCACTTAGCCTTGGCATTGAGACTATGGGCGGTGTGTTTACTAAATTGATTACTAAGAACACTACTATCCCAACTAAGGCAAGCCAAACATTTAGTACTGCGGAAGATAATCAGCCTGCTGTCACAATTAAGGTGGCACAAGGTGAACGTGAACTTTATCGCTATAATAAGGAACTTGGTACTTTTAACTTAGATGGGATTGCTCCTGCACCGCGCGGTATGCCACAAGTCGAAGTTACTTTTGATATTGATGCAAATGGTATTATGCATATTAGCGCCAAGGATAAGGGAACTGGTAAGGAAAATAAAATCACCATTAAGTCCGATTCGGGTCTTAGTGAGGCAGAAATTGAACGTATGGTTAGTGAGGCAGAAGAAAATGCAGAAGCTGATGCAAAGGTTAGAGAAGTAATCGAAGCACGTAATCAAGCAGATGCACAAAGCCATTCTCTTAAGAAGGATTATGAAGAATTTAAGGACCAACTTACAGAAGAAGAACAAACTGCGTTCGAGTATGCATTGAAGGCAGTTGACGAATCAACTTCAACCGAGGATGTTGAAGCAATTAAAGATTCAGTGCAAAAGTTATTCGAATCAGCAGGTCCTGTTTTTGCAAAGAAGCAGACAGCTGAAGAAGCAAAGAATAACCAAGCAGCGGATCAACCTGTGGATGCTGAATTCACGGAAGTTGACAATAATAACGAAAAGTAATATACTAACTATGTGGGGTGCTCGGGTGAGGCCCCACATTTTTCTTGCTTATTAAAGGAGAATTAAAATGGCACAATTAAAAACAATTAACACAAACGAATTAGCAAATTTAAGTAGATTTTTAGTGGGAGTAGACCGTATTATAAATTCTCATTATGTTCCGTCGACTAATTACCCCCCGCACAATGTAGTTAAGTATGATGATAACAACTACGGAATTGAAATAGCAATAGCAGGATTTTCAAAGGATCAAATTAGTTTAGAAGTCAACCAAAATATTATTTCGGTTCGTGGAGAACGCATCGAAAACGAAGAACACTTCGAATATCTATTTAAAGGGTTAGCTGCTCGTAATTTTGTAATTCAATTTCCACTATCTGAATTTATGGTAATTCGCGAGGCAGAGGTTAAGGACGGGATGCTTAAGATTTCACTTGAATATGTCGTTCCTGATTCATTGAAACCTCGTCAAATTAAAATTAAATAACTAATAATCCGGGGGAAGAATTCTTCCCCCACTCTTTGGAGAATAATATGGCCGGTACCGATGTTGTCTTTGACAAAAAGACTAAACTTAATGTTTCAGAACCTACTTTATGGAAAGTAGTCTTTCTTAATGATGATGTTACACCGATAGATTTTGTAATTTCATTACTTATAGAAGTATTCAAACATAATTTCGAATCTGCTAGAACAGTTACTATGCAAGTACATGAACAAGGTTCGGGCATTGCAGGAGTATATAATTATGAAATTGCAGAAGCAAAGACATCAGAAGCAACTAACTTGTCTCGTGCTAATGGGTTTCCTCTTCAAATTAAAATGGTGGAAGAATGAGTTTAAAAGAAGCTACTAAAGATAATCATACCCGCGCAGAGCGGCAACCTTTTGTAAAGATTTTGTTTTCCGGAAATATTGATCCAACACTTTATGCTCAATATTTAAAGAACCAATATCAATGTTATGCAATTTTGGAAACTTGTGCAATGGATCACGAGATTTTCAAAGAACTACCCGATTTCCGTAGAGCTCCGCTAATCGATGCAGATTTTAAAGAATTATGGGGAGAAGATAATGAAGAATTACCAGTACAACTGCCGGTAATTGAAGATTATTCAAATTATATCATGAGCATTAAAGACGATCCTGAGAAGTTAATGGCGCATGTATATGTTCGGCATTTAGGAGACTTAGCTGGTGGTCAAATGATTTCTAAAAGAGTTCCGGGGCACGGCAAGTATTACCAATTTGAAGATGCGGATTTATTAAAGACTGCTATTAGAGAACGAATAAACGATAACATGGCCGATGAAGCAAATTTATGCTTCGAATATGCAATTCAGTTATTCGACGAGATGATGACATTAGTTGACCATGAATGATTTTTCGAATACATTACTTTCTATACAGCATTCCTTAGAAGAGAGCTTTAATAGAACAGGTACCGAAATCCAAGAAGAAGGAATGGAGAGATTCAATCAAGCGAACTGGATCAATCGTGTTTGGTCCAGTAAGTCCTATCGACGGGCGCATCTTAATGTAGTTGATTGTAGAGAAAGTAGCGGATTATGGATGATGCATTGTTGTATCTTCCCGCATCTACATAATACTGCTCCAATTTATGGGTTTGATATTGTAGCATTGCGTAATAAAATTACAGGATGCTTTCACGATTTCAGTCCAACTGCCGATAAACAACATCCTATGATTAATTGGTTTTCGACCGAATCTAAAAAACTTAATTGGAATAGAACACGTGAGTTACCAGACTGGGCTAAACTTATCTTTTCTAACGACGTAATTGCTGCTAGCAATGTACAAGAAGAGGATGAACTAAATCAAATTGTTGAGCTTGTGAAAAGAACAACAGAGTATTATCTTAATAATGTTAGGCAATCTAACGATGCCATAGACGAAACAATTATCTTTCAAAACTATTATTCATATAATCAAAAACAAAATCCACACTTATATACTCCTAGGATTATGGAGAGTTTAGGACTCGATCACGAAGGAGTAACTATATTTGTTGAGAAATGTTTGTTCCCGGAAATATTCAATTTACTACATTAGTCATACATTTAGCAAAAAAGAATATGTCTGATGCTAATTTATTACTCTTTGTAAGCAGGTTGCAAACTATAATAAGTGATTAATAAGATTACAACAACCTAATAATAAGATATGTTTATTGTAATCTAATTATTCGTAAATAATACAAAGCCGGGAGCGAATCGGCTAAGAGCGAATAATGAAATTAATACAAACTATCATTCTCAGTGTACTCTCATCTATAACGATTCTAGTGCATGCTTCACAACTGGTTTATCAATTTAATTGTGTAACGGCAAGTGACTGTAGCCCAATTTCTGTAAAACAAGGTAATTAAAGTAGCTGTTAATTCTTTCTGTAATATAGAATCCAATAAATAGTGTTATGAAGACACTAGAAAAAATATTATCGAACCCGTGATTAGCTTTAATAACATTAATACTAGCATTAACTATTAGAATCGAAAATCCTGCGTTTGTCGAAAGTATTCGTTTACGATATTTTGATACTATTATTACTAGAAAAACAGTTGTCGAGTCTGAAGGTATTGCGATTGTTAATATTGACGACACAACTTTAGAGAAATTTAGTCAATGGCATTTTAGAACGCACCATTAGACGATGCAAAGAACGCTGTGAAAACAGCACTACAAATGTTAGGAAATTTAGAGGAGTTTAACAATGAGGTTGCAAAAGAAGGAGTCCCACTATTTGGGATGGGGTTGGGAATCAATACAGATACTGTTGTTGTTGGTAATATGGGTAGCAGCCAGCATTTTGATTATACCTGTCTTGGTGATAGGGTTAATATTGCTTCCAGGCTCAAATGACAGTCAAAACAGTACGGGGTTAAAATCATTCTGGGTACGAAAACTAGATTGACCGATGTGCAGAGATGATTTTACAGAAATTACCGATCAAATTCTAAGTAACTATCGTACAACGTTGAAATAGTATAAACTGTTTATAAATATCATTATCACTATTATAAAGAGGAATTATGATGAAACAGAAAAAGTTAGTTATGGAACTATATCGAGCATGTGTCGATCATAATATTAAAAAAGAAAAAGAACTCATCGATGAAGAATTTAGAAAGATCATTAAACGCAAAGAAAAAGGAAAAACACTCGGTACAACGTGGACTATTATAAGGTGATTTATGAAAATATGGATTTTATCAAAAAAAGAAGGATTTGAGTACGAAAACGGAAGACTGATTGAAAGTTTCAATAGTAAAGGTATTGAAGCAGAAGTGGTAGATCCTAGTTCTTTTGATATCATCGTAAATAAAGATATTAAGCAGGGATTGCGCTATAACGGAAGTCCTGTGGAATTACCAAATTTATTATTAGTAAGATTCGGTGCCGGTATTAGTAAATTTATGCTGGCATTGATTCGACAATTAGAAAAATCTGGTGTGGTTTGCATTAATTCAGCAAATGCTGTCGAAACAGTTAAAGACAAGTTATATACATCACAAATTTTAAGTTCACAAAGTATTGCAATTCCTAATACGATGATGGTTCGATTTCCAGTTGACCCGGAAGTAGTTGACGAAGAAATTGGTTACCCTTGTGTAGTGAAGATTGTCACCGGTAGTTACGGCGAAGGAGTCTATCTTTGTGATCGCAAAAAGGACTTTAAAAAATTAATGGAGTTCATCGAAACACTCAAATCTTCAAAAACACTATTAGTACAGGAATACATGGGAGAACGTCCTGGCGAAGACTTACGAGTGCTTGTTGTTGGCGGTAAAGTAATTGGTGCTATGAAACGTAGCGCCCCGGAAGGTGATTTTAGAGCAAATATTACAAACGGCGGCACCGGGCAAGCATACGAACTTACCGACGAAATCGAATACATTGCTCGAGAAACTGCAAAAGTGTTAAATCTCGACATTGCCGGAATTGATTTGTTGTTTGACTCTAGAGGATTTAGAGTTTGTGAGGCAAATTCAAATCCTGGATTTAGTGGTTTTGAAACTTATTGCGATATTGATGTTGCTGAAGTAATTACAGACTATATCAAATTCCGCTTGTCATAAAAAGTCCCACATTTTATAAAACAAAGGTTGCGCACCGTGGAATAACAGTAAGAAGATCGGTGCTCACTCTGAAGAACGTAAGAAAAAAATATCCGAGTCAGTCAAAATGAAAGAACTCGGATATAACGGACAATAAGTGCCCCTGTTTAAAATGTGAGGGTAGCGAATCTTCACATTTACGGCCGGAGCCGCCGTGACGCCTTAGGCACAGATAACTGCGACGGTCCTAAGGTGAATCTTAACTTTCCCCGGATGATACAGATTTTTTACCTTCGTCATCTAGATTAAATTGATTAATCTTTTCTTCGGCATGCACACGACCGCGTTCAATAGTTTTAAAACCAAAGCATTAACCCTTGTAACATCAGGATAATGCCAGTAATGGCAAATACAAAACTACCGTAAAACAGGTAAGCACTTGCTGATAAAATGCTTGTTGATAACACTACAATTGCTAATTGATATGATGTACTTGCATATGCTATCCAAGGACTTTTCTTTTTAGCAACATCACGTTCTGTTTCTAATTTCTTAGCCGCAGCAAACAATTCTTGCTTTCCTTCGTTATTTACCGGGTCACTTTCGTAACTTGCGGCCTTTCGGGTAAAGTTTTCTTTTAACGCAACGTCTTTCGTTTCCACTGCTGCTAATTCGTACATTGTTTGCTTAACACTTTTTGCTTGATAGAAATTCCAAATGTCATTAGCTTTAATAGTATTATTCATAATAGTACTATTAATTCCATTGTTAATAAACGTATTTGCTGCTAACAATGCTGCAAAGATATTAATAACTAATCCAATTCTACCTTTAATTTTTAAATCTGTGTTTTGAGTTTTTTCTTCAACTTTTCTCATTGCTTTCAATCCAACATCTTCAAGTGCCATTAACTTTTGCTCCTAAATTAAATTGTTCGACCGGATCAATTTTTATAAATTGATGTCTTCCGTCGACATATACTATTTTAAAATATTCGCCTTCATTCCATCCAGCGGTCTTTAGGTTAAAGTCTCTATCTAACACAAGCCGATCAGGTCGAACATCCCAATTATAATCACTATAATATGTCATTGATCAATCCCTTCAAGCGTCGTTTTTGCTATCAGCACGAGCAATACGATCTACATCAGGTTTCAACCCTAATGCATTACTTATTACTGTGTTGATTCTGATAAAACCGTGATTCATAGTTTTTACACAGTTATTTGATGCTGTGATAATGCCAGCCATTCCTTTTACAGAACCGGTGATACTTGCTAAAATGAATTTAAGTGTTAGAAAAACAAAATACCCTGCTACTAATGCAGCAGCGATTGGGAATCCCACTTCTGATACTAGTTTGAAAAAGTCCATCGATTCGCTCCCGGTCTTTGTATAGTATTTACCATATTGGGTAATCAAAAAATTTGACCAAAAACGAGTTTGACAATATAATAGTACTCGTAAAGGCATAACTAAGGCTATAATTGTGACATTAAGGTTAGCAAACGTATGAGATCTTAATAAAGAAAAGGCAACAAACAGGCAATTATACAGATTAAGGGTGACGGGCCGTTGTAATACCGTTAGTGAGTCCTTTCTGATGTGCAAAGGTAACTAAATCTAGTCTCTGTAACTAGGCTTCAATTCACTACCCTAGCCTTCTAGTTAGGATGCCTTTGAAATGATTGTCCATGACAGATAACATTTGAATTGTCGTAATAGGTTAAGTATAAGCAATTATATTGTTGATCCAATGCGTTCATAGTAACAATTGACACCGAAGTTACTTTAAAAATCGTAGTAGGTGGGGTAAGGTACAGAGCCCAGAAACGCGGATCTCATTAATACCTACTGTCAAAGCGAAGCGACTCAGATGAGAACCTTTTAAGACATCCCTTTACAGGGTGTCTTATGGCTCTACAATCTAGATGAGTATTATATTACTGAGAGAAAGAAAAGAAGATAATGCGATCAGCATTATCTTAGATCACACATGTGATCTTTTAAATACTATATGGATATCTTAGATCTATTAGAAATTTTCACGTACATTATAATGTTTGCTGTAATAGGATTTTTTATATCAGCTTTTTTAGAGTTGTTTATTAAATAAAACTCTGCAATCTTTGAGGAATAATTATAGAATGTGTTATTTTGATAACATACATTAACACTATTAATGTTTCTCCTATACAGTTACAGAACGAAGAAAATATGACTATCATTCAAAGGTTAGCAACAGATTTAAAAGATGCAAAATGTTATCAGGGCACTGCCCCAACCAATTCAATTTGGCTTTTATTAAAATGATGCTAGACTATATACTTAACTTAAAAAAGAGGTAAATATGAATAAGTTAGTAATTGTAGCGTTTGCTGCACTTTTTACAGTTGGATGTGCTTCTAAGGGTAGTGTAGAAGCGTTATCTTCACGTGTATCTGCTCTTGAAGAATCACACACAAATCTTGAAGCAGATCACGCTACTATCAAGTCTGATCACGAAGCAATTAAGGCAGAACATGCTGACATTTCTTCAAAGCTCGATCGTGCATTTGTGAAGAAGAACTTAAAGTAATTTTTTGAGGGTAGTGTTTATGGCTAAGAAATCTAAAACTTATAAAGCAGCAGTTCGTGCTATGAAGACTGCCCGAAAGAAAAAGTAAACTATGATTAAATGGTTTAAAAGATTGTTTAACAAGGAATATGTTGGATATCAACCTCCTTGGATGAAAGGCTCACTTAAGAAAAAATCTGTGCGATAGTATAGAATTTATAAAGTTCTGTATGTGTAGTTCTACCGAAAGGCTGAAGTCGCAAGGGTGTGTGATACAGACATTAAGAATTGTTGTAATTCCATTAATGAATTAGGATTAGTTAAAGGTAGAATTCGACGAAGTAGTAAGTAGTTTGGGGTAGACGGGAAGTTCGACTCTTCCCCACCTCCACCATAAAGCATATTAGTGAGAGCCGTTAAACCGGAATTATGCGGATTCTCATAAGTGATTCCGGGGCTAGTATGTTTTATAATGGGGGTGAATTGGAATCGATACACAAATCAGGGACTATGGAGAATCGGCAATACGAAAGTCGTTAGGGTTGGGATTTCCTGGCCGAAGAAGTAAAACCTATAGACGCAAACGCATCTAAATTTGAGTATATGACAGTTGACGTTGATTTGTTCGCAAGCAACGATGCAGCTGAAATGGTAGCTTAAACACCTACAACTCCGGGGCAGTTATGCCTTGTCAAATAAAATAACAATAAACCCGCTTCGGCGGGTTTATTTTTACCAAACTTTCGTGGCTTCTAAAATAAATGACTATATAATAAAACTTCTTTTAACATAAGAGCCTACACCATGTATACAAAAAAAGAAATTATTGATATTTTTTCCCACGAAGTAGCCGAAGACGATCATGAGATTATTGAGTCAACATTGTTAGCAATTCGTCAACGACAAGTTATCGCTCAGTTTGACATAAATTTAAAGCCATTATTTCCCGAACAAGCAGATCGAGAAGTGATTGCAAGTATATTAATGCATACTACCGGTGACTTTGATGCTATGATGTCGTTTGCGCAAAATGTAGGAAAACATGATTTTGTAGATTATGATAAGTTCTTAACTAATGATAAAGTGCAAGACATAACTGAATGGTTTACTGGCGGCGAATACGAATTAGCAGCATTTAAGAAATTAGCAAACTTTAAAACTTCAAATAAAGGACCCGGAGAAATTGCATTGTCAATTATGGCTCCTAAATTTTATAGTGTAGGCGACAAAACAGCCCCTGGAGATTTCATTTACACAAATGTTCAAAATGAAAAAATTTCAATAGAATTGAAGTCTGCAAATTCTCCACGTTCACACGGTGGACGACTTCACGATGAGACTCGTTCTAACCATGACTGGACCGAATGTTTCAATGTATTGAAATATATTCCGACAGTGAACGGTAAATATACTTTAAATCAATACCTAACTTTGCATCGTAAAACCTTGACAGACATTAAAAAACGATCAATTGCTAACGTAGTAGTTGATGCTAATTTTAAGTTTGCGATTGATACAACACGATTAAAAGATCTTTTAGTACGCGGTTCTGAAGAAGAAATTAAAAAGGAATGGGGTGTTCAAAGTTTCTATAATTATAAAAATTATTCAAAGTTTGAAAAACTAATCTTTATAGATTTTTATGGTGGCAGATCGTTAGTCACTGAAGATATTAAAAATGTACAAGATCAACTAAAATATGGAACTGTGATTTTTTGCGGAGATCTGAGAAAACATTCGAGAGAAATTATGCCGCAAATAACCATAATGGGCCCGCATTCTCGGTTGAAAACATCCAAAAAAGAGGATGGGTACACCAGCATTTAATATAACCGATCACTTTTTAATAATTAGAAAAACGTATTGAAGAAGGTCGGTAATAAGGCAAGGATTAATCTCATATATCATAATATTCTCACAGATTAATTGTTAACATATAAATATTTGATTAAAAATGATAGACGATTTACATTATAGACTGAAGACAGCATTACACAACAGCCTCTACTCGTACCCCGATTATAAGGATAGTGTACTGCATCGAATTATTGATGATTTAGAAAACTACACAGCTTTTTCGGAAGTTTATTATAACTATATTCCCGTAGAAAAAGTAATAGAACACGATTTCGGAAGTGGGTTAATAGGTACAAATTTAGACACTTCGGATATTGATTTACTTTCTCTTAATACATACAAGAAGACATTAAAATATATAAATGCTCAAACATCTTATAGTGATATCATATGGACTTACGAGAAAAGAGATGGTAGAACATTTGATTACGGCGCAATGAGTTTTACTTTAGTATATCGCCAACTTAATAAAGAATTTTTGTCTCTAGGCGATGCAACTAGAAGTGTTTCTCACCTAGGTGCTATTAAATTTAACTTACTTACCGTGTATAATGAAGATATTTTTAAAGAATATCACAATTATCTATTGGCTCCAGGAAGATCAATACAATTTTGGATTAGATTGATGAATATTGCTTATCAATCGTTATTGGTATTGCCAGATAAAGAATTTAATTGGTATTTAAATCCTGCACAAAATGAATTATACTCTAAAACATTAGAAATTTGGTCATGGTTAGGTCTACCATACCCTGAGTTATGTAAACAAGGATACGATCCTCTACTATCAAAGTATGTGTTTCAGTATATTACAATTGCTAAGAATATTTTAGAAAACAACGATTATCTATTTTCTGAAACAGAAAAACAATATATAATCGCTTTAAAAAATGAAGAATTAAGTTACAAAGATTATTTAGAAATTAAAAAAAATATTTGGAAACCGTTCAGAAAGGCCGTAGAATCTATTTCACATAGGTATTTTTTGGGTTACGGTAATACTATTGAAAAATCTACAAAGTACTTAGGAACCGACGGTGACATGTACATATTAAATTTATTCAATTCAGGAAAATAAAATAGCATAAATTAATCTTAACGATGTATTGGTTCACTTTAACAAATACACCCCAAAGATGTTACTGTATAAAAAATAACAAAGATTTAAAATGGCAACAATTTTTACAATTAATAATGATAACGAACTCGAAGAAGTTACACAAATATTTGGCGGACAATACGATCACAGAAAGCATATTTTCTCAGTAGAGAATAAACTTTCTTGGAGTAAATTTGAAATTACAAACCTAAAGTTAAAGAATGTAGGGTCTGATATCTTTTCTACAAATGATTACTACGAGACAACACCTCATTGGCATTATGGTGCAGAAGAACGATTAATTTTATCCGGGACAGGTAGATTTTATATCCCAACCGAAAACGAAATGTATGTTATAGATGTTGAATCAGGTGATTTAATTTGGCTAAGTCCTTGTTTGCAACATTGGTTCGAAACGGATAGTATCATGGCTGCACGATTTTTTTCTGAAGATAACGCGCATATCGAACATAAAAATAACATTTCGTATGAAGTTACTAACTGGCATGCTCTATACAATCAAGGATTTAAACCACGATTATAAAAATTTTAATGACAGGGTCGAGCGGGGTTATTGGATCACACATGTCTGCTCGATTAGAAAAAACTTTTAAAAATTGGAGAAGTATATTAAATGATTGAAACAGGGCATGTAGAACCTTGGTGGAACCAACAACATCTTTATCTTAATTACGTCGATACACAATTTAATAACAAAGACGATTTAATAAGATGGGGCAAAGACGGATTTCTTTTACATGATCATGTCGGAGGGGTTTACATACTTCAACGTGAAAATACTATTTGGGAAGATCTGTTCTTTACAAAATTTAACGGTAAAAATGTTGGTGTAACTGCATTTAAGATGCGCCCAGGCTTTTTTATTCCAGGTCATTGTGATAGTTATTCGTTTTATAAAATGAAGAACAACATTACCAATTTATCACAAATAAAACGGGCTGTTATTTTTCTCGAAGACTGGAAATCTGGACATTTTTTAGAGGTTGATAATACTCCGATTGTTGATTGGAAAGCAGGAGATTATGTTATATGGCAAGGCGACACACATCATCTTGCCGCAAATTTAGGATCTGAAGATCGATATACTGCACAAATAACATTTACCTATGATTAACAGTTTCAATAGTTGGGGTAATCTTAAAGAAATTGTTGTAGGTACAGCAACAAACGCGCATTGGCCTGTAAATTGTCCGGTATTTCGACAAAAAGAAATTTCAACTTCATGGAAGGAAACACCTGTTCCTAGAGGCCCGGTCGATGAGGCTATTATTAAAGAAGCAAATGACGATCTTGATAATTTTTGTCACATACTAACCAGTTTAGGTATTACTGTACATCGCCCTACTAATTTAGATTTTAAATCTTTTGATGGTATGTATAACTATTGCCCGAGAGATCGTATACTAGTTATAGGAGACAACGTCATCGATGCTCCCATGGCCTACCCTACAAGAATACCGGAAATTGAAGGATTACAACATGTGTTACCGACTAGCATAATTCATTGCAACGACCCAACTGCAATGTTCGATGCTGCAAATGTCTGTAGATTAGGGTTTGATCTCTTATATCTCATTAGTCAAACTGGCAACAATGCTGGGGCAACATGGCTACAAGAAGTTTTAGGTTCGCAATATAAAGTTCACAAATTAGATAACATTTACAATGGCGTTCATATTGATAGCACGATCAGTCCGGTTCGAGAAGGACTAGTAGTCTTAAATGCCGATAGAATTAATGATAATAATTTGCCATTAATTTTTAAGTCATGGGACAAAATATGGATTACAGGAAATCAGGTGGTCGAACAACCATTTGTACACTATCCGTATGCTGGAAAATATATAGCATTAAATTTTCTTGTAGTAAATCCAAAGTTAATTATTTGTGATCCAAAACAATCTTATCTTATTAATGAATTAAAAAAATACGGTGTTGATTGCATCGGTACTGATTTACGACACAGTCGCACACTAGGCGGCGGTCATCATTGTGTAACACTCGATTTAATTAGAGAATAATGTTTGAACCAGAATTATTTTGGGCAAATATTCCTGATAGAGATGATTATCTAGGATTTTTAGATTCTCTTATACCTCAATGTTTTCTTAAAGATTTTAAAGAACCGTATTGCATTTGGACCGGAACTGGCGTACTTAATGCATCTAAATTTAAAGATGTTCAAAACTTACATTTATTTTTGTACGAACCTCTACGAATAACTAATCAAGAATTATCAGTTGAATTAAATTGTCTTAAAGACTTTGCAATAACAGTATATATTCCTAATTTAAACATTGAACCGCTAGCTAAAAATTATCCAAATTTAATAATAAAAACTCTTGATTTATTTTTTATTATCTCCGGCCTCACATATTTTTGTATGTACAAAGACAACGACAATCATGTAGACCATCAAGACCTAATATACAAAAAGTTTTGGTGCGGAAATTGGCGATATACAGTACACAGGCATTTGATAATGTGCTACTTGGCAACGCTTAATGGAACTTATAGTTGGCATTTCGATTGCGAATATAACGTGCTCTTATCTAATTGTTGGTTTGATTTTAAGAAATGCCAATCTCTTAATTTTGATGTATATGCAAGACTTATTAATGGTTGCAACATGCTTACGAAAGATCAATTTTCTTTAGATCAGCTACCATTTATGCCGATTAAAATTAAAGATTTAACATATTCATATTATCCTAATAATAAAAAATATGCACCCGGATCAATGGAGTTTCATCAAAGTTACACAACTGCATTCTGCTCCATTATAACTGAATCGGAATATGATTATCCTTTTGGATTTTTAACGGAGAAAACACTTTCTCCAATTCTTTACTTTAGACCGTTTGTTTTAGTATCGTCACAACATAGTCTCAGATTTCTAAAAAAGTATGGATTTAAAACGTTTAATCAATGGTGGGACGAAAGTTACGATCATGAAGAAGATCATATGCTGCGTATGATGAAAATATTTAAAGTTATTGATTACCTCGACTCACTATCGTTAAATGAACTTAAACAAATTTATGCTGATATGTTACCAACTTTAAAACATAATCGAAATATTTTAAAAGAAATAATCGTCAAAAACCCTTTATTTTAACTAGATACTAATTTATAATTATTATATGAAAATAGTGAGACTTAATGGAACGCATAAACTTTATTATCAAGGATTTACACACGGACTTAGGTTTGATTATATAACTTGGGATGTAAGAGTATTGATCGATAAAATTGAAACCCGATACGGATATGACGAATCAAAATGGACGCATTATAGATCCCGTAAAGGTCGTCCGTATTGGATCGGTTTTAAAGATCCGAAAATTATTAGTTTTGTATTAATGCTTTAATTTTTTATAGGGAGCAAATCTTTCGTAACACACTATTTTTAGGAAACAAGATGATTGATTTAATATGTTTATTAAACTCACAGGATAGTGTGTTTTATATTGATTTGCATAATCAAACGCATACTAACTTTAGACCATGGGCAATTTTAGAAATAACAAAATGGGGCCCAAGACAGTTCGATATTTATGTAACTAAAGAACAAGCAGAAACGGCTGCTAAGTTATATGGAATAATTATTATTGATAAACCCTAAATACCTATATATTAAAGGTGAAATCATTACCTTAGAACTGAATAACCGTTGACAACGTCTTAAAAGACGTTATAATACAAGAGCATTTTGAGGACATAGCTCAGTCGGTAGAGCATATCACTTTTAATGATACGGTCGAGAGTTCGAGCCTCTCTGTCCTCACCATATAGAAACACATGTATTTTTATATGGTGATATATACTATATGGAACACTTTTTCGATATAGATATTAGATACCTTAATTTATTTTCAATCATGTTAGGAATGTCATTAGTAGTGCTTTCTAATATGTGGGGCGGAAGAACTCGATACACTAGAATTGTATTTTTTTATATGGCATACTTAATTTTCTATTATGGCTTCTTAAGGCAAAATTTATGATCAAGCACATTTATGTTGATATGGATGGAGTACTTGCTGACTTCTTTAAACGCTTTGAAGAACTGTTTAAGGCAGAACCAGAAATAGATTATCCAAGCAACACTCAAAAAAAGAAAGCATATCAGAAACGCTGGTTAGACTTCATTGAAGGAAAACAGTTCGAAACCCTTGATCCAATGCCTGATTTAGAAATGGGATTGAGAGGTCTTAGAATTCTTCAAAAAGCTGTCCCGGTAGAAATTTTAGGTTCTACTGCAAAACCAGAGTTTATAGATGAGCTTGGAAGACAAAAGAAAATTTGGCTCGATAAACAAGGAATTGATTTTAAACCAATCTTTGTCCCGGGCAAGCATTTAAAAAGGCAGTATGCAGGGCCAGGTAAAGTACTAATCGACGATACTGCTTCTAACATCGAACAATGGGAAGAAGATGGAGGTATTGGAATTTTGCATAAAGACTGGACTAACACTTTAATTAAACTTGGTAACGTAGGATAATGGTAATACAGCACTTTCATAAGGTGTAAGATGCAAGTTCGAATCTATCTATTACCTCTAATTTAAAATGTAAATAACATCACAAACAAATGAGGATTTTATGTATAAAACAATTATCGCAGGCAGCATTGCATTAATAGCAATCTCACTTACTATTATGACTTGGATTGTTAATCGGGAAGATTCGATTAGAATGGAAATCGCTGCACAAAACGGGTTAATTCAATGTAAAGTAGCAAATTATGTACTTTGGAAGAAAGAGTGCGACAATAAATAATACTTTAGGAGATTTAAATGTCACACAGATTAAAAATTCAACATTGGCATGCCGGTTTGTTAGTTACCCACGAACATATTTTTAAAACTTTTGATGAAGCGTTAGCTTTTTCTTTTTCTTTTCATAAAATTGCAAAAATGAAGATTTATGACGATGCAGATCAATTAATGCACGAAGTCATACCATGTTTGTTTGATGAACTAATGTACGCATAAGAGAAACAATATGGCTCAACATAAACTTAGAATGCATTTTTGGCATAACGGTAACCTTGTAACACACGAACATCATTTTAATTCATATGAAGATGCAAGCGAGTTCGCATTTCAAATTGTAAAACCGTCGTTGTTAAAAATTTATAACGAATACAATGAATTGATTTACGAAGTAACCGCAGGGATGTTTGATCCAGCAGATTCATACGCTTAATTGCGGGATTAGTTTAGAGGTAACTATGCGGTAAAGTTGCCAACCCGAATGTCGTGGGGTTGAATTTCATCTCTCGTTCCAATTTTATATTGACAATTAACAGCAGTTGTCATATAATACTTTTTTAGGATAATTGCAGCAAACAATTTTATGTCATCTGTTTGGTTATATTCTGATCCACATTTTGGCCATCACGGCGTTTGTCGATTCTTACGTAATGACGGAGTTACAAAATTGCGTCCATGGGATGATCCTGCGGAAATGGACGAAGATATGGTTACCTGGTATAATGAATGTGTAAGACCTAACGATAAAATATATTTCTTGGGAGATGTTGTAATTAACCGTAAGGCGTTAAGTACTTTACATCGACTAAATGGGGATAAGGTTCTCATTAAGGGAAACCACGACATTTTTAAGTTGCATGAGTATACTGCACATTTTAGAGACATTCGTGGTTACCATGTGATGAACAACATAATTCTTAGCCACATACCGGTTCATCCAGAAAGCAAAGGTAGGTTTAAAGCAAACATTCACGGACATACTCATGCTAACAGAGTGAAAGTTGACGGGATTATCGACCCCTATTATCATTGCGTATGTGTTGAACAGACCGACTACAAACCCATTCTGTTTGAACAGGTTTTGGCTAGAATCGAAGCCGAGAGAAAAGAGTGTTAATTTCCCGCACATTAAGAGATCTACAGTTGTAATAAAATTGCAATCTTATTATGTTTAAATAAATGACGTATGCAGCAGATTGTTATTCGAAATCGTTGTTAGTTTAGTCATTACGGTATTTACTGAAATGGTGCTAAAACGTTATTTTCAAAAACTGATAAAACATAATGAAAAATAAATACCGTTCAATTTTTATTTCAGATGTACATCTTGGTACAACAGATTGTAAAGCAGATTTACTTTGTGATTTTTTAAAACATAACTCAGCTAACACCATTTATCTTATCGGTGATATCATTGACGGATGGAAAATTCAACAAAATCGATTAAAATGGCATAAATCACACACAGATGTTATTCGTCATTTACTTAAACATTCAAAGAAAGGTTCTAAAATTGTTTATGTAGCCGGAAACCACGATGAATTTCTTAGACCTTTGTTACCTTATAATGTGTCATTTGGACAGATTATCTTTGTCAATAAAATTGATCATGTTGGAGTAGATGGGAAAAGATACCTAGTTATCCATGGCGACATGTTTGACGGTATTTCTAAATTAGCACCCTGGATAAGTTATTTAGGTGATAAAGCATATGATGCATTACTTTATTTGAATACTAAGTACAACTGGATACGGCATAAATTGGGATTCGGATACTGGAGTTTTAGTAAATACTTAAAACATAAAGTCAAGGGCGCAGTAGATTTTATTTTTCAGTTCGAACAAAATTTAGCCGATTATTGTAAACGTAAGTATTATGATGGTGTGATTTGCGGACATATTCATCATGCAGAAATAAAAAGAATCGATGATGTTATATATATGAACGACGGTGATTGGGTAGAATCCTGCACAGCACTTGTTGAACATTTTGACGGAACATTTGAAATTATTACATGGGAGCAATTTAAAGATGTATATTCTAGTAGCATTACAAGCAGTAGCAGCACTAGGGACTAGTCTGTTCTGGCAACCAATAGGTGAGTTTGATACCGACCAGTCATGTAAGGTGGCAGCTGAACACCTGCAGAAAGCAAAAGATCATAAAGAAGGTGAGTTGTACGTCTGTTTGAAAAAGTAACTATACATAGGTTGCCTAAATTAAGTTTCTGTGGTAAAATATGTTATCATCAATGTTAACAATAGAAGAGTTTTATCTCAAACATTATGTTATATCTCTTTTTATTGTGGTTTTCTGTTATTATGGGATTATAGGTTTGGTCGCAGTCATCTGTAATAGGATTTTTGGTTGTCAGGAAAAGTAAGTTTATGTACATTTGTATTTGTAATGATTTCAATGAACCTGAACTAAAAAACATCATAAAGAATAATCCAAAGATAACAGTCGAACTTTATGTTTGCCTAAAAAAATAATGTCAGAGAAACTTAAATACCTTTGGCAAAAATCAAAGGAATATATCGATAATAAGTATCCCTATTCAAATGAAAAGACAGAAAAGTATTTAGAAAAATTCGCCGAACTAGTTATTAATGAATGTTCAGATTTAAGTGATAACAAATTTTATTTTAAGAAAAAACTTAGGGAATATTTTGGATTAAAACTATGAAAAAAATATTGATCATTACAGATACTACTGATAAGCAAACTAACGGTGTAGTTAGAACCCTTAAAACTACTGTTAACTTGTTATGTAAAGACTTTGATGTTCATTGGATTACCCCGGATCACTTTAAAACTATTGCATTACCAGTTTATAAAGAGATAGACATTTCTTTAAACATTTATGCAATCGGGGGAAAACTCGAAAATATTGATCCTGACTACATACATATTGCAACAGAAGGACCGGTCGGGTTAGCAGGTAAACTGTATTGTGATAAAAAAGGATATAACTACACAACCTCATATCATAGCAAGTTTCCGGAATTTTTATATGATATGTTCAGTATTCCTGTTAAATTAACATATCCTTATTTTAAATGGTTTCATGCAAAATCTAAGGCTGTACTTATACCAACAGAACAAATTAAAAGCCAATTAGAATCGAAAGGATTTAAAAACTTAATAATTTGGTGCAGAGGGGTTGACACTAATACATTTAACCCCACACATCGGTTTAGGGGAACAACCCCTTTAATAAAGTATATTTTATGTGTGAGTAGAGTGTCAAAAGAAAAAGGATTAGATGATTTCTGCCAAATTTCAGTGCCAGACGAATATTACAAAGTATTAGTAGGTGACGGGCCTTATCTCGAAGAATTAAAAAATAAATATCATGCAGAAAAAATTGAATTTTTAGGAAAGAAGACAGGGACTGCATTATCGCAAATTTATGCAGATGCAGATGTTTTTATCTTCCCATCAAAAACTGATACATTCGGGTTAACACAATTAGAATCAATTGCATCAGGAGTGCCTGTACTTGCATATAAAGATACAGCATCATCGGAAATTATCAACGATGGTATAAGCGGGTGGTTGGTTGATACATTTAATATTGATGCTATAATGAAAGCATTGACGCTAGATAGGAACAACGTATCAAAAGAAGCGGATAAATGGTCCTGGGAAACATGTACAGAAGTTTTTAAAAATAATTTAGTGTTAAAGTGACTATAAAAGAATTGCAGGAATTAAAATTTGTTTTTGAAACATTGCCGTCGGGAAGAATTAATCTAAAACACAATAAATGTTTTTCGATTAACGGTCTAATGTCGACCAGTGTAGGCCGCGGACAATGGCTTCATACCTTCGAAGTCAAAAGCATTAACGACGTGGCTGCATATATTGAAACTCTAAGATTTATTAACGTTGTCTAATAAAATGATTATACCTAGCGATAAGGATAGTTGGATTGTTTGCGGGGCAGGAAGAACCGGTAGCTTCCTCATTTCCGAGTACATTATTAATCTATACAAACAATGGGATTTAAATTTAAGATTATATGAAGCATTTGAGTATAATCCATCAAGAGGGGTGTTAAACTTAGATTTAATTCATACACATCGACGAGAATATTACCAATATATTAACGAAAATATTAGATGTATCATCCCTATAAGAAATATAGTAGAAAGTTGTTTGAGCCAAGCAATTTGCCCTCGTTCTAGACGTTATCATTTTTACAAAGACACCAAAATTCAGACTATTGTACCATTTGTATTTGAGAAATCAATGCTTATAAAAATTTATAAACAATTTGTTACATTTTATGAAACATTAGACGTTCCGGCAGATGCAATAATTATCGACTATAAAAATTATTCACATAATGTTGATAATTTAGCAAATCTTATAGGAATCGAGATTAAATATCCTATATCTAATGATAGTTTACCGATTAAAACTCCAGGATCGCCGGAAGAATGGTTTATAAATTGGACCGAAATACAAGATTTGATCAAAGATTGGGAAACTGACCCAACAAAATTTATCTGCTGTTAGATTGGAGTTAAATAGGTGATTTATATAATTTTAAGCCCTGGAAGAACAGGAAGTATTTTATTAACAGATATAGTATACAAGTACATTTGTAATAATCTTAATTTTGCTGACGAGGTACGCTACTTCTGGTATGATAACCAACCCCCTGTTACTTTTAATACAGATAAAGATTGTGTAGTTCATACTCATTCTTCCGAAATTATTTCGAAATTAGAGATCGATCCTTCTAATGTTACGTTAATTATAAGTAAAAGATATAATTTATTTGACTTAACAATGAGTGATATTATCTCATACGTAACACATGAGTGTACAAGGTATACCGGGCAACAAAAAGAACCGTTTAGTATACCTATAACAATATTCTTAAAGTATATAGAACACTATAAAAAATGGTATGAAAACATCGATTTATCATTAAATTATTATGATGTAAAAACAATATTTTACGAAGATTTTATCGATGATTATTCGTATATCGGGAAGTTGCTAAATTTCCCCCATCTTGAAAAGATTAATATCGAAACAGAGAAATCTCCATACGATTACAAAGACCTTGTTGTAAATTGGGAGATATTAAAATTTATTTACGAACATCAGGTAATAGGTAATTATATTATAGATTGACAATTAAATAAAAGTCTTTATAATGTACAAATATTTAAAAATAAATAGATTTTCTTGTTATGCGGAAAATACCGGATGCAACCCTAGGCAAGGGCACCTCATATAGTAGCATTTAATAGTGGTACAGCTCGTTGACCAATGTACACAGTTAACCTTGTTCAATTTGTAGTCCTGTGATACTAGTAATTAACATTTATAAAATGTTAACATCAGGCCGAAAAGAATAGCAAACTGTACCACTATTAAATGTTACTATATAAAAATTTATTGCAGGTATAACATTTGAAGGTAGTAGTAACCACCATATTATTTAATTATGAATAACTTAATAGCATTTGGATGTTCGTCAACATACGGACAAGGATTACTTGACTGCATGATAAATGTAGGTGCACCGAATCCACCTCCGAGTCAATATGCATGGCCTAATAAAATCGCTGAAAAATTAAACATTCCGTGCATTAATTTATCTGATACCGGTGCTAGCAATTTGCAAATATTAGATACTATTTTAAATTATAAATTTGAAGAATCTGATATAGTTTTCATTATGTGGACATTTTATATAAGAGATTTTGTATATAACGAAACTGGTCATTGCTCTACCATTCGAGTCGGGGGGGCGTACGATCGAGATTTGTTTAAAACATGGGCATTGACACATAATAATTATGACTTAATAATTCGTTCGTGGTTGAATATTCATCATGCACACCAATATTTGAAAAATCAAGGACTTAAATTCTACTTCTTGCTGAATAAGAAAGATGATACTTTTATTAAAAATAAACCAATTTGGGCAAACGACATTTCATTTTTAGAATATGCTATTTACGATGTAATGCATGAATTCCAGCTACCATTTGCAGAAGATCGAATGCACCCAGGGATGAAGTGCCATTCGGTGTTTGCTGATTTAATTTTTGAAAAAATTCGTTCTATTTAATCTGTAATCATTTCGATCATAAATAGTCGAAATAACAGGTGACTAAAAATGCGTAAAACAAAAATTTTGTTTGTCCTTAAAAGACGAGCTGATTACAATGCTGAATTACATTCAGCAAAAACATTAAGTACTGGATTATATAATTCAGTCAATTTTATGAATAAGATGTTAATTAGGGAAAATATCGAATCAAAATTAGTAGTAGTTGCAGACAATAATGAAATTGACAAACATGTTACTACTTATAACCCTACCCATGTAATTATCGAAGCATTATGGGTTGTTCCAACTAAATTCGACATTTTACAAAAATTACATCCAACGGTTACGTGGATTATTCGATTACATAGCGATACTCCATTTATTGCAGGGGAAGGAATTGCAATGGATTGGATCGGCGAATATAGCGGATTCCGAAATGTTATAATTGCATGTAACTCACCAAAGATATTAGAAGAAGTAAGAACATATGTTCGAATTCGTAATGACTGGACGTTGTCTAATACTCACAACCGAGTAATTTACCTCCCTAATTATTACCCAACGACATACAAAAAGAAAAAATTTAATTACGATAAAGATCATATTGATATTGCATGTTTCGGTGCAATTCGGCCTTTAAAAAATCACCTGTTACAAGCATTAGCGGCCCTTCAATTTGCTGACTCACAAGATAAAAAATTAAAATTCCACATTAACGGTGGTCGTATTGAAATGAAAGGGGACGCAGTTCTAAATAATTTAAAATCATTGTTCGAACAACTTGCAGATAACGGGCATCAACTAATTTTCCACGAATGGGCGCCCCGAGATGAATTTTTAAAGATTTGTGCGCAGATGGATATCGGTTTACAAGTTAGTTTAAGCGAAACGTTTAATATTGTAAGCGCAGATCTTATTAGTCAGGGAGTTCCGATTGTAGGAAGTGTTGAAATTCCCTGGCTTGTTAAATATAGTCAAGCAGACCCTGTCAAAGCTGATGATATTGCACTTAAATTACAAGCAGCATATGAGCATCCAAGAATTAATGTATGGATGAATCAACGTGGGTTAACACAATACACTGATAAAACTAAACACATCTGGGTGAAATACTTTAAATAGGAGCGATCATGATCCATTTTGTAAAAAGTTATAATTGGGATGATGGAGAATTAACCGTATATCAAAACAAATTTGATACTCTTGAAGAAGCATTATGCTTTTCTAAAATTATTTACGATCAAATAATTAAAATATATAATGATAAAAACGAACTAGTTTTCCAAAGAAGAGAATAACAGAGTTGATTCTTGTACAGCCTGCTAAATTAAAAATATAATGATTAAAGAAATTCCTGTTATCTGGGATACAACTAAAATAAAGTTTAATTGGGAGTTACACTATTGTATTGATCCATATCCTAAAGATGACCCGTGGAAAACTACAGATCTAGTTTTAGAACAAGAAAACTATTATAAGTCCTGGGGTATTAAAAAAGAATCAACAGAACATTATCATAGTTTTGATACTGAATTAGATTTTAAAACAGCTGAACTATTTAAATATTTCAATGGCGACAATCACACATTAAATTTTATGATGATACCGCCAGGTATGACCATTCCGTGGCATCGAGATACATATTCATATTATATCAACACAACAAAAATCCCATTAGAAGACTCTACTCAAGTGCATCGATCTGTAATAATGATGCAAGATTGGACTGTAGGTCAAGTAATACAAATAGAGGATACGGTATTGACTAAATGGAATGCGGGACACACATATACTTGGCCTCATAATGCATGGCACGGTGCTGCTAATTTTGGCCCTGACCCAATGATTTTTATGCAAGTTAATTTCAAAAAGTAATTAACATTTATAATAGTTGCTATATAATATAAAATTTAACATCTATCTATTAACGTGTAGTGTATTAAGTATAGTTTTAGGTACCAATTTTAGGATGCTGACGACAACATACAATAACATCCTATAAATTTATGGAATATAAAAGTTTAAGATACATTAAAAATGTAGTTAACACATTACCAATGCCTTTAGAAGGTAAAATTTTACAAATGGGAGTAGACGATGGAAATGCTTTACGACATCTATGTAAAATGTATGGTTCTGAAAGAGTTGTTGGATTTGATATAGATCCAAAAATTTCACATCCTCGACTAGTAAAGTTTGATTTATGGAATTTAGATAGTATTCATTTTGATATTGCATTTTGCGATATTGATCCCGGTGATTATGATATTGACTGGAAATTGCGATTATTTTGTCTTAAATGGGCAGCGATTCGCACAGTTAAGGGGGGAATGATCTTAACACAATCACCAATGGTTACTGAAGAACACTGGGGATTATTTGGGATTGATTATTTAAAATTCCTAAATTTTCGATGTTTAGAGTTTGATATATACAAAGATCAACAATGGTTTAAAGAAATGATAGATATTAACATTTGGAATCCGTTGGCTAGTTGTTTATATATTAAAGAGTAAAGTCTATGGAGAGTTGGGTGAGCTGGTTGAAACCACCTTCCTGCTAAGAAGACGACCGGTCAAAATCTGGTCCGAGGGTTCGAATCCCTCACTCTCCGCCAATTTAAAAATATATGAAAATATGAATATATTAATATGTGGAGATAGTTTCGCAGCCGATTGGACTGTTAAGTATAAAGGACAAGGTTGGCCAAATCTATTAGCACAAGAATTTAATGTAACTAATTTAGCACAAGCGGGCTGTTCAGAATATAAGATCTATAAACAAATAGCATCAAAAAACTTAGATGAATACGATCTAATAATTGTTTCGCATACTAGTGCATTTAGATGGTATATTGAAACACCACATCCCGTACATTATGCAGACCCATTACATAAAAATAGTGACTTAATTTATACTGATATTGAAGAACATAACAAGTTTAGATCAGGGTTGACATCAATATTACAATTTTTTCGAAAGTGTTATAGTTTAGAATATGCTGAATTTATTCATGAACTAATCAGCGAAAAAATTTATAACATAACTAAAGATAAGAAAGTATTACATCTTACACACATTGATGTTATGTATAGCTTTGATGTAATAAATTTTAGTGATATCTTCAAACAGTATCGTGGTAATATGAACCATTATACAGATGAAGGAAATCAGATAATTTTTGAAAGAATTAAAAAAAATATATAGTTTATTGGTATGTAGCACAATGGCAGTGCATTTGACTGTTAATCAAAGGGTTGCAAGTTCGAGTCTTGCCATACCAGCCAAAATAAAAAGAAAACATGAACATTTATCATATTAGATTTAATACTAAACACAATAATAGTGAGTTAGTATGGAGAATTTTTGAAAACAGCAACGAATATTTAGTTAAAGGGTTTAAAATTTCTGTTCCAATGTTTGATGAAACTACTATCGAAGATGGGATAACAAAATGGAATGTTTGTTGTTACGGTAATATGACAATAGTTGACGATGTTGCAATTATCGAATAATTATCCGCCATTGGCGTTGTACCAAACAGTCCAGAGTTTAACCCTCAGTGGCTCCGCTATTTTATATAATAATGAATCAAATAACTTCAAATAGACTTTATATGCCATACGGTCGCGCGGAAGCGATTGTTAGTTCGTCACATAAAAACATTATATCAGGTATTGCAATACAATGTTTAAATAATCAATGCTTAGATGACGAGACGGTGCATTTAAGATTTATTGAAAAATATCGAAATTGGATTATTAGTACTAAAACTAATATTGTACATGGATTGGATAACTTTTCGGTTGCGGCTTATAGTAATGGCACTACTGAATCGTTTGATAAGTTCTATCTGAAAAATAAAAATAGACGTATACGTTGCTTTAAAGGTGAGTATATGTATCATCAAGCAGCCGGTCGTAATTATTTTTCAGATTGGCGATTTATCGAAGACGACGATTTAAAATCAAATGATGCTGTAATTATCAGTCAACCTTTTTCGGACACTGGTAATCAACATCCGTTGTATAAAGAAACATTAGATCGATGTGCAGAGTTAGCTATTCCAGTACTTGTTGACTGTGCATTCTTTGGGTTATGTTCAAACGTCTTATTTGATTTTACTCACCCGGCGATTACAGATATTACATTTAGTTTAAGTAAATTCTTTCCGGTTGCACATTTACGTATTGGAATTAGGTTTACAAAGACCGACGATGATGATACACTTTTAGTAAGCCACAAAACAAAATATATTAATAGAATCGGAGCAGCAGTTGGTCTTAAAATATTTGACTTATATCGGGCCGACTATAATATAATGTTGTTTAAAGAAACACAAATAAAATTATGTAAACAATTAGATGTTACGCCGAGCAACAGCGTCATTTTTGGCATTGATGAAAATAAAAAATATCCGGAATACAATCGAGGATATATAAGTAATAGATTATGTTTGTCGAAGTACTTAGTAGACGGGCAATTATTAATTTCTTAGGCAATTTTATGGTACAATGGCATGGTGGTAAAGGATCTACTTCAAGAAAAGTAGATAAGAAAAAGTTCAATGAAAACTGGGATAAGATTTTTGGAAAGAAAGATGACGTATTAGATTCCTATAACGATGAAAGACTGGTTTCTAAATACGATAAAAAATACAATTTCTTCAATACAATTCGTGGGCCAATAATTGTAGATGGAAAACTTAACCCAGAAAATCCAGCGCATCAAAAAATATTAGTTGACAAAAAAGAAAATAATAAGTAAACTATACAAATATTAACGCAACCGAGAAATAAGATGGCAACAATTAGTAAAGCAAATAGACCACGTAGAGTTGCAGGACAAACTAGAAATGGTCGTCCTAGACTAAGAGCATTGAGTATTGTACAACTAGAAGATTTGTACACAAAGAGTTCAAGTAGAAAAGCTAAAGGTAAAATCCTAAACGAGTTAAGTCGTCAAAAAGCAAGAGTTTAATGCCTCCGTAGCTCAATTGGTAGAGCAACGCACTTGTAATGCGTAGGTTGTGGGTTCAATTCCTATCGGGGGCTCCAAATAACTCGTCTACACTTTGTCGTAAATAAAGTGGGTAATTGCCAAACCATAAGAGCACGGTGCGTAAGATCTACCGCAAGGCTCCAGTTCGGAGCGACTTGATAATATCTTAGGGTGAGTGCAACATCATCCATATGAACAGTTGCTGGACAGGGTAACAACTCAGTTTAGGGCTTTGGTAGTGCGAGTAGCTAAACACTTTAATAAAACATACTGTATCGGCTCAAAAATAATAGCAGTCGCTAGACAGGCGTAGATCTAGACTACTTAAAGGTACTGGCAGTATGTTTTACTAAAGTGCGGGTGTAACTCAGTGGTAGAGTACTCTGAGCGTTCTTAGCTCAATTGGTAGAGCACCGTCCTTCCAAGTCGGGGGTTGTCGGTTCAAACCCGATAGAACGCTCAGAGTACTTTAAATGCTACAGATGGATACAATCAAGCAATTCTGAAATTGTTAAATCGCATTCCAATTTAAATAGAGGTTATAATGAAAGCAAGTCATATTTTAGTCGAAACAATTGAACAAGCAAATGAATTAAAGCAAAAGATTACAGAAGGTGCAAGTTTTGCAGGGGTTGCACAAGCATATTCAAAGTGTCCAAGTAAGGAAAATGGTGGTGACCTTGGAGAATTTGGACCAGGTATGATGGTTAAGCCGTTTGAAGACGGTGTACTTGCATTGGATATAGGCGGAATTAGTGAGCCTGTACAAACACAGTTTGGTTATCATCTGATTCATAGGACAGGATAATGGCTAACATTAAAGAATTAATTACAGGAAAAGATAATGAAACGCTTTGCATGGGCCGAATCAGTTGGGCCGCTAGTTATATTGCTATTGTTGGGGTTGCTAGTGGTATTATTTTATCGGGCGGAATGCTCGGAATCGCAGAGCTTGGAATTGCCCTTGCCACAATTGCAGCCGGTCATGGAGCAGCAATCAAACTTAAAGAAACTACTGAACCAACGGTAGTAGAAGATGAGTGATGTTATAATTATGAAGGTTGATTCATCTAGAGTTAACACAGTATTAGAAGAATATATTGAAATTTTAGAAGAAAAGTATAAGGATGCATTTGCTCCGGCAAAGTTGGTTGTAATACCAGACTATATTGACATTAGCGTTCTTCCGAAGCAAGAATAAAAGAGATTAGTTTATTATACCGGTTGGGAATACTAATTTTTTTAAAAAGTTTAATGAGAGATCTTCTAATTGGCAGGAAAACAGACTTTGACTCTGTGAATCTAGGTTCGAACCCTAGTCTCTCAGCCAAATATCAGGGTGTTGACAAATGACATCATCGAATCTACTTCGCAGACATCATGCATCGAGTATATAAATTTGACGAAGTAGATTCTTATCAATTATATCTAAAAAATCTCAAAATTCAACCACACGACTGATATTGGCGTAAAAACGATATTACATGTCGTTATAACAGTCAAGGTTACCGTGCTTTAGAATGGAAAAATTGTGATTGGAGTAATAGTATCGTCATTTTTAGGTGTTCTACTATACTATTGAAAATGTTCAAGATCTTTTACAGACAACAATAACTTTGTAAATACAATACTATATTATAGGTATTAACATGTTGAAAAAAAATTATAGGTCGATACTGTTTGCATTACTTGTGATAGGGTTGTTTACAACATTCACAAATGGGGTTTTATATCCCGAATATGAGGAAATCCCCTTACCTTACAGTAGTTTCCTTCGAGAAGTTCGTGGACATACTATTAAACGTGTAATCATCGAAGATAACAAGTTACTTAAAGGAGAAACACGAAGCGGGGATTGGATCGTTGTTTATACCCCCGAAGATCAACACCTTCTTAACGATTTATTAAAAAATGATGTAGAAGTTAGAATGGCAACTCCTCCAAAGAAGAATATCTTTTTTGAAATTTTCATTAGCTGGTTCCCAATGTTATTATTAATTGCTGTTTGGATATATTTTATGCGCAGACAGCCCGGGATGTCAAATAACGGAAGTGGAATGGGTAAAAGTAAACACAAATTACTTAACGAAGTTGGATCAAAGATCACATTTTCAGATGTTGCAGGGTGTGATGAAGCAAAAAGTGATGTTGTTGAAATTGTTGATTTTCTAAAAGATCCCAAGAAATTTAGTAAACTAGGAGGTAAAATTCCAAGAGGTGTTTTATTAGTAGGTCCACCAGGAACAGGTAAGACATTACTAGCAAAAGCAGTAGCAGGCGAAGCAGGTGTATCATTCTTTAGTATCTCCGGATCTGACTTTATTGAAATGTTTGTCGGAGTGGGCGCAAGTCGTGTTCGCGATATGTTTGTTGAAGCACGTAAAAACGCTCCATGTATTATATTTATCGACGAAATTGACGCAATCGGCAAAGCTCGTAACGGGAGTATTATGGGCAATGACGAACGCGATCAGACCTTAAATGCATTGCTAGTTGAAATGGACGGGTTCGAGGCATTGACAGGAATTATTATTGTTGCTGCTACTAACAGACCCGAAATTCTTGATAAAGCATTGCTACGTCCTGGTAGATTCGATCGACAAGTAACAGTTGGTCTACCGGATATCAACGGCCGTGAGCAAATTCTTAAAGTTCACACTAAAGATGTACCACTAGCAAAAGACGTTAAACTGCATGACTTAGCACGTGGTACTCCCGGATTTAGTGGTGCAGAACTTGCAAATCTTGTCAACGAAGCAAGTATTTTAGCAAGTAAATGTGATCGTGAATCGATTCATATGAAGCATTTTGAAAAGGCTAAAGACAAGATATTAATGGGAGCAGAACGAAGAACATTTGCAATGAGTGAAGATGAAAAACGGTTAACTGCATACCATGAAGCAGGCCATGCAGTTGTTGGTTACCTAACACCGGAACATGACCCAATTTATAAAGTAAGTATTATTCCTAGAGGTCGTGCGCTAGGTATCACAATGTTCCTCCCGGAGCGTGATTCAGTTAGTATGAGTAAACGTAAACTAGAAGGGCAAATTGCAAGCCTTTATGGAGGAAGAATTGCTGAGGAGATCATTGCGGGTGATGACGGAATTACAACTGGTGCTAGCAATGATATTGAACGAGCTACTATTCTTGCTACTAAAATGATAACAGAATGGGGTATGAGTAAGAATCTACAACCTATCAAATATGTTGAAGAGGAAGGCGGGTATATCGGTGCAGGGCATAGTCACTTAAAACAAGGATTAGACGAAATTAATAATTTGATCGAAAAGGAAATCGAAGAAGTTATCAAACGTAATTACAACCGCGCTAAAAAGATACTTGACGATAATTGGGATAATGTCGAAACGATGGTCACCGCGTTAATGAAATATGAAACGATTAATTTTAAACAAATTGAGAAGATTATGAAAGGTTGACAGATATTTAATTTCAAGTATAATAAAGGCTTACTTTAACAATTAAGCCTTTATTTTTGATATGACAAAAGCAGAACTTATAAGTATTCTCAATAAATTTGATGACGATGCCGAAGTCTATGTGCATATAGCATATAACACTTATGATATCAGACAGATTGTTAATTGGGAGGATTTTGCTGTGTTAAACGCAGGGTCTGTTGTTAACCCCGAACCGTTTAATTTAGATGAGATGGCATAAAAATGAACAACCATTACATACCATCCAAGTGGATTATCATTGAAATTTCATCTGCTGAAGATTCCGTTAGAAAGGTACTTGCTTCTTGGTATGGTGGGTATCTTGATGGTGATAGTTGGAGATTGAGTTCTGGTATTACCAAAGTGGAAGATAAGGGAGACCATTATCTATTTCATAAT